GTCCCGTTTCGTCCCGTTAAGGCCCGTTTTGCCAATACCCTATTGCGGCTTTGAAAAAGCTCCCGCATATCACGTTCACACACGGGGGCTGAACTGCCTGTGGCGACTTCGCAATGGTTGCGGAGCCGCATAAAAACTCAGTTCTGGAGCAGTTACTTGGAGACGTTTTAAAATTCCATGGAAGACAATACAGCAGGATTTAGCATCGGCGACGTGCTTGATGAACTAGGGGTAAATATCCCGACCTCGGACGAGCAGATTCCCGACACCGGCGAAGTGACCGAGCAATCGGAAGCGGAGGTGCCAGAGGAGGCGGTCGCAGATGGAGCAGACAATACAAACGAAGACACCGAAGAGATCGAGGAGGAGCCTACCGAAGACGCCGATGAGGAGTCCGAGGATCCCGAGGCGGAGGAGGATGAGCCCGAGGCGGAAGACCGCACGGTTAAAAAACTCAATCGCCGAGTGGATAAACTCACTGCCCGAGCGAAGACGGCTGAGGAACGCGCTGCGTCCCTGGAGTCGGAACTCGCTATGGCCCGCGATGCGGTGACGAAGGCGCAACCAATCGTGCTGCAAAGTGCGAGCGACCCGTTGAGCAATGTCACTACGGCGGATGATCTGGATGCCAGACTAGCAAGTGCCAACGTCATTATTGACGATGTGCCGGAGCTGATTGCGCGTGCGGACTATGAGGGCGGCGAGGTGGAGCTACCGATGGGCGATGGCACAACGAGGAAGTTCACGAAAGCGGAACTCCAAGAGCGCCTACGCTTGGCGAAGAGCATCATCAAAAACGAACCCGTGCGCCGGAAATATCTAGCGGAAAGGGAGTCGTTCGTAAATGAGGCGCAGCAAACCTACCCCGAGTTTTTTAAAGAGACGCCGCAGCGGCAGATGATGGTGGAAACCCTCAAGACCTACCCTGAGCTATCTCGAATGCCTAATATCGAACTCATCATTGGTGATGCGATACGAGGCCAGCAAATACGCTTCTCTCAATACGAGGCCCTTCAAAAGAAGGCCGCTGGTGCCAAGGTCAGTCCCGCAACAGCTACCGCCAAGCCGACGTTGGCCCCGAAAGTGATCTCCCCGAACTCTGCTCCGAAAACGAAATCTAAACCCGACGCGCTGGATGCCTTGAAAAAATCCGGAAACCGCGAGGCGGCTGAACAATTCATGTCCAGCATCTTCGATTAAACAACACCCAATCAAACCCCAGAACTAACCCCCCAATAACATTATGGCAGCTACAAGCATACTCACAATCAAAGGTCAGAAAGAAGACCTCTCCGACGCAATGGTCCTCATCGAGCCAGGCGATACACCCCTTTTCTCGATGTGCAAAAAATCCAAGGAGCCAACCAATGTGTTGTTCTCTTGGCCCGCCGATAAATACAACGACCCGCAGACCGCAGGCGTGATGGCGAATGACGATGTGACGACCTTCGACGACGAGCACGCTAACCGCGAACTCCTCTCGGGCCGCATCCAAAAAGTGCGCCGTTCCTTCCAGGTCGATGACCTCGTTGAGAATGTCGCCGACGTGGCTGGAGTTGGCCGCAAGCAGGCTTTCAATAAATCCGCCGCCAAAGCTCTTGTGGAGCTGAAGATCGACATCGAGGCTATCCTCGGTTCCGATAACGATTCCCAAGTGGCGACCGGCGCTGTCCCTTATAAGACTCGCGGCATCGGAAGCTGGATCGCTAGCGGCGCTCAAGCCGATACGGCGACAGCCGTTCCTGCTACTTTCCGCACCCCAGCGGCTTCGATTAACGCGACTGCGACTGCTTCTCTTACGGAGAACAACGTGATCGACGTCTTGGAAAGCATCTTCAAGGTCCGCCGCGCTCGTCGCAACTACGATCTCGTTTGCGGCACTAGCCTCAAGCGTGCGTTCACGAACTTCATCCGCACACAAGCTGGCTCGACCAACGTCATGTCCAGTGTGCGCACGTTCAATACGAACCTCGAGAGCAAGAAGATCGTGAACACGATCGACATCTACGAGTCCGACTTCGGTACGGTCTCCCTGCACGTCTCGACCTACCTGGCGAATGGTGCGGCCGCAGCGGTCTCCGCTGCCCGTGGCTATGTGCTCGACATGGATCTGGTCTCGATCGGGTTCAACCGCAAGCCTCGTATGGAAGAGCTCGAAGACCGTGGCGGTGGACGCCGTGGATTCTGCGACGCCATCTTTGGCGTGGCGGTGAGCAATCCTTCTGTGCTCGGCAAGTTCGCAGCGACGACTTAATTCCCCCGTCCCCCCAGTGGCCCGCCGGTGGCCTCCGCAATGGAGGCCGCCGGATAACGGGCTACCCCCTTTTTTTTAATCTATGGATCCTATCTCGGAAATACTCGACGAAATCCCAAGTGAGACGGCGGATGCGGCGAAGGCGGCGATATTTGAAAACTGGAATGCTAAGGCGGAATCCGCCATGGATCGCCAGCGCGTGATCGCCAAGCAGAATGCCTCGGAGAATTTCAAATCCGTGAATGGCATCGGCGAGATGGTTCTCTCCGTGGATCCACAGATATATCACTTCTGGAATTGGAAGGTACCTGGATGCTGGCGCGACAGTGATTTCATTCGCTGGTTCAAGCGCAGTTTCCCCGAGTGCGTCGTGAAGTGCGGCGGCACGGGTAAATCTATGTTCCTCATGCCTGGTCTTCTTAAGACGGCCTAACTTCCATTCCCCTTTTTTTTAATAATGCACGACGACGACGAAATCCGCGATTCCAAATACTGGGTCGGCCAGCTAACACAAGCGGCGACCGATGGGTCTTGGTTTTCTAGCCTTCGTAGCAAGAACTACGACACCCGTATGTCTCTCTGGGATGGACAATCCTCAGACGGCAAGAAGTGGGCGAGTAACTACGGACGCAAAGTTTTCCCATGGGAAGGTGGAGCGGACTGCCGTATCCGGCTGGCGGACCTTATCTGCAACCGAGATGCGCAGCTCTGCCTTACCGCCACTTTTGCTTCCCGCCTCCAGATGCTACCCGTGGAGAGCAGCGATGCGCTGGCCCGCACGGCAGCGGAGTCGGTCTTGAAATGGATGCTTTTTACCCATTGCGCAGATGACCTCCGCCGCGAGCTTGAGCTGGCACTCAATATACGAAACACCTACGGCCTTGCTGTGATGGGGGTCTTCTGGCGCACTACTACCCGCACGGAAACGAAGACGTTCACGCTCGAGGAGCTCATGGCTTCGGCGGCGGAGACGCAAGACCCCGCGCTCGGGGCCTTGATCGGCGCGATACTCGATCCTCTGCAAGAGGAAGTGGCGGCTGAGATCATCAATGGCATCTACGAAGGAGGTGGCACGTCGGCAAATATCCGCACGCTCCGCGAGGGCGGCACGGTGGAAGTGCCGGTGCCATATATCTTCGAGTCTAAGCCGGAGTGGACGGCGCTGGAGCCATTCAATGACGTGATCTTCCCCACGGCGACCTATGACCTTCAACGCGCCCCGTGGATCGCCCGCCGCGAAATGATCTCCTGCGAGGAGCTGGAGGAGCGGGTGACGACGGAAGGCTACCCTTACGAATTTTACGAAGAGTGCGAGAAGCACAAGGGCGCGAGCCTCTGGCCGCTCTACTCGCAACAGAATAACAACCGACGGGATAATATCCTGTGGCAAGACTACCGCGACCTTATCGAGATCTGGCACGTTTACTCGAAGGAGATCGACGAGAAGACGGGCGCGACCAAGGTGATGTGCCGCATCATGCACCCGAATGTGGAAGAGTGCGCGAAGGAAGAAATCTCTCCTTACACGCATGGCAACTACCCATTCATTGAGCTGCCGCGCGAGCGGGTGAGCCGTTGCTTGCTGGAGAGCCGCAGTATTCCTGAGATCGTTTCGACCATGCAGGCGGAGATCAAGACGCAGCGCGACTACCGCAGTGACCGTGCTGGGATTGCCATCCTCCCGCCCATGCGTGTGCCTGCGAACCGTGGCAAGCTGGACATCGTGCTCGGGCCTGCCGTGCAGATACCGGAGCGTAGGCCGAATGAGTTTGGGTGGATGCAGCCGCCGCCCTTTGACCAAGGAACCATCGAAGTCGAGCGGGCCGTCCGCCGCGATGTGAATGAATACTTTGGGCTGAACGGTGATGGGGTGGACCCGAACTATGTGGCCCTTGTGCAACAGCACACCGTTGACCGCTGGCTCCGCGACTACAAAGCTATCGTGACTCAGACCTACCAGCTCATGCAGCAATACATGCAGCCGGTGGAGATCCTTCGCATCTCGGGTGGGCAGGCTCTGCCTTTCAGCGCAGCGCGTGAAGACATCCAAGGGAAGTTTGATCTCACCATTGACTTCGATGCGAAGAATCTCGATGCCGAAGCGCTTGGAGTGAAGCTCGACTACATCTCAAAGGCGGTCGTGCCGCTGGATACGGCGGGCGTGATCGACCGCGCGGGCCTTGTGAAATTCATTATGGGGGCCGTGGATCCGGTGCTGGCACAAATGCTGGTGCGCGACCCTGGCCCCGCTGCGGCGATGGAGGCGAACGAAGAGCAACTTGCCTTCACGAAGATCGCGGCAGGCACGGAGCCGGAACTCCCAGGCGAAGGGGTGAATCACCAACTCCGCGCCCAAGTGCTCCAAGGCATCATCCAAGCCAACCCTGCGGTGCAGCAACGCTACGGGCAGGATGAAATCTTCAGGGGCATGATCGACGCCCGCATGAAGGCGCTCCAGTTCCAACTTCAGCAACAACAAAACGCGCAAATCGGCCGCATGGGAACCATGCCCGCCTTGCAGCAACAATCCCCCCAACAACAACCCACCCCCCAATAAAAAATCATGAGATCAGTCACATTCCAATCCGTCCTCGACGGAGCCGCTGCCCGCATCGGGCTTGATCCGACACAGACCATCCAGCCGTCCACCGCTTCGGCGCTGACGGAATACATCAACACTCGCACGCGCTTTGCGTGGGAGGCATACAAGTGGCCCGAGCTTTCGGCTATCGAGAAGCGCCAGTTCCGCAAGACTTACGATGCCGCTGCGACTTACATCGCCGGTGACGAGGTATTTTACCTCAACCAATACTACCGCAAGACAGGCAGTGGTGCTGCGGGCGTGCTGCCGACGGTCACGGCGACATGGACCTCGGCCGCGACTCTTACCGACTTCGTGCGGTCGATTGATTTTGATCAGACTTTCACGGCGGCATCTGGCACAACGGCGGCGACTCCTGTCGGCGAGGTGATGCACGTTTACCGCCAGGATCCTCGCGTGGTGCGCTATGCGGAGCGTGTCAATTTCTGGGTCACGGACGGCGGCGCTATCGTCGGGCCGACACAATTCACGAATGCCTCGCCTAACGAGGTCTATGTGGAGTTCACGATTCGCCCGACGATGTTCAACACGTCTTCAAATTCTGCGGACTTCCCTCGCGTGCTTTCGGAGTATGTGAAATTTGCGACTGCGGCAGACGCTCTCCGCGAGGATGGGCAGTTCGATAAGGCTCAATACATGGATGGACTGGCCACCGATGCGCTTCAGAAGGAGATCGACATCATTGAATTGAAGCAGGGCCAGACTCGCTTGCAGGGTACTCGCCGCGACTTGTTCCCATCCACGGCAATACAACGCACAGGGGCTAGTCCCATTGCGTCGGTCTTGGATCGCTCGCACAAAGCAGCCCTCGGTCGCTAAAATAAAAGATGAAAACGGTCCGTCTCCAGCAACTCATTGATAGCATCAACGCCCGCTCGGGTCTCAACCCCGAGCTGCCGGAGAATGCCCATCGTGGGGCGTTGGTGATGGACTACGTTTCCGAGGCGGTGAACTACGCTTGGACGTTTTTCGATTGGCCTGAGATCAACCACACGGAGGAACGCATCGTGCTCGGGGCGGGTTTCGCGGAGGGTGGATACACCTACGAGAGCGACTACGCAGGCACGATCTCCTACATTGGCCGTGCGCTTGAGGGCAGTACGTTTGAGCAGGCTGTGTGGCGCATCAAGCGGGTCACGACGAATGCGGCGGGCGCTGCGCTGAATATCGACACGGCGCTCAATGTGGCTTGGAACAACCGACTCACGGCAACCTATGTCGAGGACAGCCAGAACTCGCCGTCGAGCGAGATTCCGTATGTGCCGCTCTTTGCCGATGGCAAGACGCCTATCGGCGATGTAGTCGCGGTGTATGCGTCGAATCCCGACACGTCGATCCAGTATGAGCTGAAGCACTCTGTCTCGGCCGACCGCATACTCATCACCGACACGGCCTACCAGGGCGGCACGGTGTATGTGAAATTCTGCGAGCCTGTGCCGGAGCTGACGATTGCGACCTACGATGCCTCGTCGAGCTATGTCTTTGGCGATCTCGTTTACCATCCCCCGACCGGCGACTGCTACCGCGCTATTGCCGCAACGAAAGGCAATGCGCCGACGAATACGCTTTACTGGCATAAGCAGTCGATCCCGTTCTTCCTCGGCGACTACATCAAGACCTCCGGCCTTGCATCCGTGCTGCTCGAAGAGGTAGGCCAAGAAAATAAGGCGACCTATATGACGGCACGCGCCGAGGGCTTTTTGCTCAAGGCGATGGACGACGCCTGGCTGCGCAAGGGCGAGGTCCGCACTTGGACTGCTCGATTCAACTAACCCCCCACTTGACACGCTCCTCCATAATAAAAATAACGATATGAGTAACCCAACAATCCAGATCGCCGCCCGCTCTTCCGCTGGCATAGTGCAACCCGTGCAAGCCACACCAGATGGGGCTCTGCGAGTCACCACAGGCTTTGCGCTTCCGCTCTACGACAAATTCCAAATCTTCAAAGTGGGGTCTACGAACAACACCGACTACACCGAATACTCCTTTGGCGACACCGCCGTCGCCCGCATTCGGATGACGTATTTCGGTGGCGTTCCCGCTGCCGACAACGCCCAGCTTCAAACGTCCTTCATCCAGTATCCTCCTTTCTAATGTCGCAAATCTCCTTTGACCCCCTCACAGGAAACATGGTCAGCACGACCGCCCAGGTCGCGCAGCTCGACTCGTCGGGACAAATCTCCGGTGCGATGATCCCCGACGACTTCGACGACGTGCAGCGTTTTGAGACGCTTGCTGCTTTTCCGCAAGTGGGCGTAGTCGCCCGCATTTATTTTTCGGCTGATAACAATGTCCCGCACCGTTGGGACCCCGACACACTTTCCTACATCCCCATCGTCGCCGACTCGGACGGCGGTGAGTTTTAGGACTAACCCCGCAGATACAACAACCCCCCTAAATAATATATGGCAAACTTAAGAATTAAACGGCGCTTGACCGGCGCAGCCGGAGCCCCCTCCAGCTTGCTTTCGGGCGAGCCAGCCTACAACAAAGTTGACGGCATCCTCTACATTGGCGACGGCTCTGCCGTAGTGCCAATCGGTGGTGCGCATTACGCGACAGCAGCAGCCCTCGCCAGCGAGAGCAGCGCACGCACATCGGCAGTCTCAGCAGAGGCTTCCCGTGCGACAGCAGCGGAATCGGCCCTCGGAACACGCATCGACAATGTTCTTTCGAATGTTGACGGCGCAGCCCTCGACAGCTTGACAGAGGTTGTGAGCGCTTTCCAGAGCGCAGACAGCACCCTCAATGGTGCTATCAGCTCCCTCGCCGCTAGCGCCTCCAGCGCATTGACCTCAGAGGTCAATCGTGCGACTGCCGCTGAAGGTGTCATTGCCGCCAATTTGGCGACAGAAATCACCGACCGCGCCGCAGCGATCACGACGGTCCAAGGTAATGTCAACACCGTTGCAGGCAATCTCGCTACCGAGACCTCCGCTCGCACCAGTGCTGATTCCACATTGACATCAAATCTCTCGAGCGAAATCTCGCGTGCGACCGCCGCTGAAGGCGTCGTAGCCGCGAATTTGGCGACAGAGATCACGGATCGCGCATCTGCCGTGTCCGCAGTGACCAGCTCGCTGAACAGCGAGATTTCACGCGCCACAGCAGCCGAAAATTCTCTCGACGGTCGTCTCGACGCCATCGAAGCAGAAATCGACGGCGGCAGCTTCTAGACCCTCCCCCTCCGTGCGGTGGTGCGGCTCGTCCGCGCCACCGCTACGGAGCCCCTTTTTTTAAGACATCTCTATGCCCACCTTACTGACCAAGCGGACATCCGTCGCAGGCCGAGTGCCGACCGCACAGCAACTCGCTGTGGGGGAGTTGGCCATTAACCTCCCCGACCGCCGTCTGTACAGCAAGGACACGGCGGGATCTGTCTTCCGCCTCGCCCGACCCCGCGACCCGAGCGACTACCTGTCTCTCAGCGCGACCGACGGCACCACCCTCTACATCGGCCGACTCGCCTGGGACGACTACCCCGCCACCGGCCCAGCAGAGGATTCCACCGCCTGGACTATCTACCGCATCACCACCAACTCCGCAGGGGATGTCGTCTCGGAGCAATCCGCCACCGGCGCGTGGTCAAACAAGGGGAATTTGAATTATGCTTAGTCCGTTATACGGCCAACTCTCCCCGCTGCGCGTGCCGACCTCGATGCGCTTCATCTCCAATGATGCCGATGTCGTCGCCTATGTCCTCGCCGTCGAAGCCGCTGACGGCGACCGCTTGGAAGACAGCGTGATTTCGGCTTACGAGTCCTTCATCACCGGTTGCAAGACTGACAGCATCTGGAGCGCCCTCAAAGCCTCCTGCATCCTCGCTGGCGCACGCACCCTCTCCGGCGCTCTCGTCCCACTCGTCGGCACGGCTCCGACCAACGCAAATTTCGTGTCTGGAGACTATAACCGAGAAACGGGGTTAAAAGGCGACGGCACAACGAAGTATTTAAACCCAAACCGAAGCAACAACGCCGATCCGCAGAACTCTAAGCATGTTTCAGTAAACCTTAGCGAAATGCACACTGGAACAGCCTCTCAGTGGTTCATAGCGAGCGGAGACAGCGGAGCGGGGCATTGTGCTATTTTATTCGGTTCCGCGAGTTATCGTTTCAATTCAATAAATGGCTCGGGACTAACTTCTAATGTATCGCCATCATCTGGATTTAAAGGAGCCAACCGCAACAATTCAGCCTCTTTTGAGCGCCGGAACGCAACTAGCACTTTAACAGTTACCGACCCAAGTCGAACTCCGTTAAATGCAGCATTTAATGTTTTTAGAAGGGCTTCTGGGAATTACACAAATGCCCGTCTCTCCTTCTACTCAATCGGCGAATCCCTCGACCTCGCCCTCCTCAACACCCGCGTCAGCACCCTAATGACCGCCCTCGCCGCCGCTATATGACACTCGCCGACCTCATCACCCAGCCCGTGAGCTACGAGACCACTAAAGACCTTGCACTCGTCTTCTCGCCCGAACTCGCCGCGCAACTCGCCGCCGTCCAAGCGGAGCATGGCAACCCGCGCCATGTCGCCAGCCCCGTCGATCTCGTCGATGGCCGCAAAATGCTCTGCGCCGATTTGCTGACCGAAGTCGGTCCCGGCGGCATCTACTCTGGCGGATTCGCGCATCTCCCTGCCGAGCTATTCCCCAGCGTCGAAGTCCTCCCCATGTCCGCAGTCCTGCCGCTCCTACCTCAACCCGAAGAAGAAATCTAAACCCACCACCAACCATGCTCGAACAAGTCTCAACCTCCGTAAAATTCCTCGCCTTCTACACGGCGTCGAAACAAGGCAAAACCGGCCTCACCGTCACAATCGACATCTACAATCCAAGCGGCACGCAGATCGTGACCGCAGGCAGCGCCACTGCCCTCGGCGGCGGGTTGTATAGCTACACGCTCTCAACCGACAATTCCTCGGAAGGTGAATACGCCGCGATTTTCAAAACGACCGACTCCACTGTGGACGCCCAACACATCCCGAGCCTCTGGGTCCTCGGCCGCGCCGGAGTCGAAAACCTCGACGCAACAACCAGCTCACGCCTTGCATCCTCGGGTTATACAGCACCGGCCAACTCGGACATATCGGCCATCAAGAGCAAAACCGACAACCTCCCAAGCGACCCCGCAGACCAAAGCCTCGTTGAGTCCGCCATCTCCGCCCTCTCGATCCCGACCGTGGTCCAGATCCGCACAGAGTTGGATTCCAACTCGACCAAGCTCGCCAACCTCGATGCTACCGTCTCCAGCCGCCTCGCGCCATCCGGCACGCTTGCCACGGTCACAACCCTGACCAACGCGCCAAGCGTCCCCACCGCAGCCGCCATCGCCACACAGGTGAGGTCGGAGCTTTCGGTTGAGCTTGGACGAGTGGACGCCGCCGTGAGTACACGCCTTGCCACTTCCGGCTACACAGCCCCGAGCACAGCGCCAACGGCAGCGGCTAACGCCAGCGCAGTCCGCACGGAGCTGGCAACGGAGTTGGCCCGAGTAGACGTGGCGACCAGCACACGGCTCGCAGGCAGCGCCTACACAGCCCCGAGCAACTCGGATGTCACGGCCATAAAAGCTAAAACGGATCTCCTCGAGACGACCCGCCTCGCGCAGTGCAGCACGGTTGCCACCACCGGAGCTCAACTCGCCGCCGCCCTCAGCTAATGGACACGCACCAAGCCACCGCCTCGTTCACCGGCCTGCTCGCTACAGCGGGCGGGGTCACGGTCAGCATGCTGCCGGAGATCGAGGCGTGGCTGCGCGTCTCCTCACTGGTGATCGGCTGCGCGGTGGGCATCGCATCCTTTATCGTCATCCTCCGAAAGTGG